CTTACTGGCAAGGATTGAATTGGAAAGGGCACCTCCAATCCGTCGTGGAGTAAAGACTCTATGTAGTCAGTTATGGCCAACCGCACATCGTTGATGGCATCTTTCTCGGTGTCACCATGACCGACGCATCCCTGAAGCTCACTTACCGTTGCCAAAAAAACCGGTCTACCTTCGGTTGTTTCATCCACCACTACACGAATTTTATAGGGTTGTTTGGCCAGCTCCTCGGCATGAGTTCTGTGAGTCTCAGGCATTGTCGCCTCCAAAGTGCGATTGATCCAATTCTAACACTCGATCTACCAGTTTGACCGCCGACTCCGACTGTCTAGTATTTTCGACGGCAGCGAGCACAAACTGGCGCGCTATTTTGGTTTCGCTTCAGTGTTGCGGCCCTCCCTTAGCCGCACCCATTGACCTAAACCCAACCGTCCCCAATCACCATCGCGCTGCAAAATCTCAACCCGGCTCCCCTGGCCGAGCGTAAACACCACGCGCGGCGCTGGCCCGTCGCGCCAGGGCCGCTCGCGCACCGGCAACTCCGGGATGATGACGCGGTGAGTCCACGACGGGAATATATCGCCTGCCGGCGGTGGTTGCGCGATGGCGGGATAACGCGCGCGCATCTCGGCCTCCGTGCCGTTGTAGACGTTGAGATCAATATAACGCGACTCCGCGCCATAGGCCGGGCCGTCACCCTGACTCGTATGCTGCCACCAGTCCCATGCGCCCCAGCCCTTTGGGACGCGCGGCGCGGCGACTCCGTAGTGCGCGACCCATAGTGGACGGCCTGTCTCCAGCCCGCGCCCAAACAGGTGCGCGTCCCAATAGCTCGCGCGCGTGTACACGCCAGCGCGCTTGCCGCTCGCTGCGTCCAATGCCGTCAGAAACGCGCGTACATGATCAGCCCCCCAATTGGGAACCGGTTCTGCTTCGATGTCGGCCATCAGCGGCAGGGCCAGTCCGCGACCGCCCACCATCTGCCAGAACAGCGCGGCCTGCTCATTCGCGTTGTGCACGAACGTCATGTAATGATATGCACCGACCAACAGGCCTGCACTCTGCGCCGTTTTAACATTGTGCTCAAAGTCAGTGTCCGGCGACAATCCAACGCTGGCCCGGACGAAGGCGAACGATGCGCCACGCGCGGCGGCTCTGCCCCAATCCATCATCTGCGGCGTAGTATCGTTGTCCTGCCACGCCGACACATCCACGCCCTGCGCGCGCTGCGGCGGTTCTAATACTGCCATCACAAAGGCCGGATAGATCGGCTCGTAGTCCTGCGCGTCCCATCCTAACCCGCGCCCGCCGCCGGTAAATGGCGCGAAGAACAGCACGTCGTCGCCACACTGCGCGTCATACCAGCGCGCTTGCTCAATGATGTGACCGGTGTTCTCCACGCCGTATCCCGCGTACCACTCACCGACGATGACTTTGCACGTTGCGCCGGCAGCCCTGAACAGATAGCGATGGCGGAACGACAACGGCCCGCTGCCGGGCACGCTGGGAGCGCCGGGGATAGGAAGCCCGTTGTAGCCTGCGCTTAGTGGCACAAGCGAGTCAGGCGGGTACGCGCCTTCGTGCACTACCAGCGCATCGCCATTGTCGCGGATGTAGCGTATCAGCCCGGCCTCCGCCATCGCCACGCACTCATCCCACTCCGGCGTACCGTTGTTGAGTCCGAGATGGGCGCTTCGCATCCCCAACTCCGCGCGCACAATGTCGGCCAGCGCCATCGAGCATTGGGCCAGCCGGTGATAGTTGGCCGCGCCCGGCGGGTCTGGCTCGTTGACAAGGCACAGATAATCGGCGCGCTTAAGTTCATCTGGATTTGTGCGCGTCATCGCCCGCGCAAACAGCTCGCGCGCAATCACCCGCACATCGTCGCCGCGCTCAATGCGCGCCGACAAATCAAAATCTCCGTCCTGATCGCCGGTGATGCGCGTCACGACAATTGTTTGCGGGCTGATGGCTTTGATCTCGGCGGCCAGCGTCGGATGATCAACACTCAGAACGCCCGCCAGCGGGCGACCGCGCCCGGCCAGTTCCCGCACGACCGGGATCGTGTTTCCCGGCGCGATTGAGTGGATGCCCCAGCGTTTCACGTTGCCACCCCAGCTTTTTCGCGAACGAGTAGCCAATCTACAGTAGACGGTGGCGACTCCGGCGTGACACTAAGAGTGTCCGCTATCGCGTCGTATCGCGTTTCAATAATGCGAAACGAACGGATGCGATCAACATCGGTTGATAAAGCCGGTATCAGGTTGCGGATGATAATAGTGTCGCCGGCACGCACCCAATACAGCGGCCAACGCATACCGTTTCCGTCGTAGATGCTATCAAACGCAATTTGCACGCCGGGTATCGGGGTTTTCTTATCCTGCAAATAGGCATCTCTGTACGTGGTCGCCTGAGCGTTGCTGGTCGTATCGGATGACACCGACGCGCGACGAGTAATGCCGTAACGCGACACGCTGTAGGTATCAGCGCTGATTGCCGTGCGTAATGTTCTTCCGCGCGCCTCCCGATACACTGCATACACGCTGTTTCTTAACAAGTCAATCGAGCGATTGACCCGCAATGCGCCTGCATCCACATACCATGTTCGCGCATTCGTGCCACGCGGGCGAAAATGCAGGTTTCGCCCTTCCCACACTCCCCATTCCCACTGCCTCGGCAATGTCTGGTTATCACCTAGTTCGACAAGGTAATCGAGTATCGCCGCCGGGTAAACATCTTCATATATTTCTTCGGTCAGATTAACTCCAGTAGTTTGCAGAAACGACGCCGTATTATTAATTTGACTTGCGTTGATGCCCGAAACAAATTGCAACAACACATTCGCAATATCTTGAGCCTGATAATACTGGTTTGTCCTGACCAGCAGATTTGTAATCATCAAGTAACTCGTCCCGTCCTCGCCAGAGTGCGTGTAAGTTGAGCCGCTATTGTTGTAAATGTAAAACTCCAACTGATCATCGGCGGTGAAGTTCAAATCCTGAGTGCCGCTGACAACGCTGCCGGTTCCGGCGCTTGACCACAGCTGAGCACCACCGGAAAACGAGCTGTTATTTCTGTTTAAGGCGGCCGTAAATTGCGTCGGCAGATTGTGCTCGTAGGCGAATGAGCAATGGGTGATTTGTCGGTCGCTGCCCGACGGTCTTTCGTAGCGAATACCTCCTACCTGATTTGTAGCTGCGCCATACGCGGCGTTCTTTTTCAGTCCAACAAAAAGCCGATTGTTTGTGTCGAACACAAACATATCCGGGTTACGATTCGATATTTGCGTGGTTAGAACTGGTATCCACTCGCCGGTATTGGATGTGGTTATCAATCCAGTATACGGAACATCGGAAAATGCGCGCTGATAACCAAAGGCTTTCAATTTAAGCTGATCGTTTTCTAAGCTCACATCCTCGAGCCGGCCTTCCCAGATTGGATAACCATTATCGGCAACGGCAACGTACAACATTCCGGGCTGGTTGTACAGACGAAACGCTTCCTGAAACGAGATGCGGATATTGGCTTCGAGCGCAGCGAAACCGTGCTCGTTTGTGGATAATGTCATCTCAGCCACCAGACCGTCAACGTCTATTACGTTTTGTCCGGCCAAACTCTCTTTTATTAACAGTGTAATCATGATTACGCCGGAACAGGATATGACAGGCGGCGCGTCACAATGTGTTGCAGCGTGTCCAGCGCCGGAGTTGCCAGACTGGTAGTCTGCGCCCACACTGCCCCCGTGTGCAACATTGGCAAAACTTGAATTTCATTTCCATACCCTGCAAGGTCTGATGATCCGTAAAGCGCCAGGGCCAGAACAGACGCAGTTGTTTCCGGCGTTGATGTCAGGTCGTTTGAGTATGCGGCATACGCAACGCTTGTTACATCGTCGTTGATTTCCGCACTGCGCACTACGAAGTTAGAGAAGAAAAAGCCCACGCCAAAAATCTGAGTCAGTGACTCGTAGCTATCGAACACAGCAAAATAATTCACGTCCAGTGTTGGCGATCCGGTGGCGCTACTCACAGACATCTCGATCCGGACGGTGTATGTCAGATTGTATTGTAGTCCGACCGGGGAGAATCGGATAAAGCGCGGCTGGGTGCTGCTGGCGTCAACAAATTGATAATCCGTGTATGTATAGCTGCCGTCCGAGCCGTCCAACCGCATCCGAACGAGCCATGTTTGAGTAGATGAGTTGTTCCGCAGCGAAACAATGAAAACCGGGCGGTACATGGTAGATATTGCTCCGCCGCCCGGCGATGTTTGCAGCGTTGTATCCGCTGGCGAACAGCGCATGACGCTGGTTCCCTGACGCGGCAGATTTGTTGCGTCATTAAATGCCGAGAAATTGCCGGATGGCAAAGAAAAATTCCCCGCATCTCTCACATAGGCGTTTGTCTTGCCGGTGTTCTGCCGAGTGATAGCCAGATAACCACTGGATGCATATGTGCTCGTGCCCTTCAACAGGGCATATGCCAGCGGATAGCGATCCGTCGGGGATGTGCCGGTAAATGTCAAATTGACAAGCGCGGTATTAGTAGCGCTGGCTGAACTGCTGACGCGCGTTGTAGTGCCATCACCGGTAGTGGGCTTATTGAGATGCCATGCGCCGCGACGCCATATTCGCAGGGTGATATTCCGCAGCGCAAGTCCGCCGCTGGCCGTGTGCGGATAATCGCTCGGCAAAGCGATCTTTTGAGTGGTGTCGCCTTGTGCGCGTCCCAGAACAACTGCCTGTAGCGGGTTGCTTGTGGTGCTTGTGGTTCCGCCGACGGGCGAGTATTGGATGATAACGGGCGAAACTTTTTCGCCCAACGCCCATCGTTCGGCTTGATCGAGTAGCCCGTTAAGAGTCTGTAGTCGCGTGTAGATCGTCGGCGCGTCCGCGCCAACGATGTTAAATGTCACCGTCTCGATCACGTCTTCGTACTTGCCGCGCCCGCCGAGCGTATCTTGGCGCAACGACGCAACAGCCGGCGACCAGTCCGTGATCGGATGCGTGCCTGTTGTGTTGGCTAGAGTCCCGTCGTTGAAAGTGACGGTCGTCGTTCCATCAGTTATCCTTAAGTACAGTCCGGTTGCCATTAGCGTGATCCGGTGCGAGAGCGAGAGTCAGCCGTGCTCCCGATGCGATCAAGCTCGGCCCGCACCGCTACGGCGACGGCCGCCGGATTGCCGGCGCCGTTAACATTGACCGTCACTCCGCCGAGATATGTGGCGCGCATCACCCCCGAAGCAGCCTGTACCCCTGCGTAAGCTGGCACGCCTGCGTTGCCAGAAATTCCTCGCGCCATGCCCGCCATCATGTTAGCGCCAATCTCGGCAAAGGCTGCCGACGGGGATTGTATTCCAAGAAATCCCTTAACCGCGTCAAGCGCTGCCCGCGCAGCGGCAATTGCAGCATCGGCCAGACCGCGCGCGGCTGCCGATATGCCAGCCCCAATACCGGCGACGATGTTTCTTCCGATCGCTCCCCAATCCTGCGAAACAAACCACGCCCCCATGCGCTCGCCCAATTTGATGATCGCGTCAACGGCATTGCTCCATGCTACACGCAGTATTTCCCCGAATTTGCGCCAGTCTCCCGCGAAGGCGGCAGAAAAGGCGCTGAAAATAGTTGCGTACTGAGTCACGAAAAAGTTCAGCACGCCGATAATCTCATCGCCCCATTGTGTCCAGAATGCCTGAATCGCTGAAAGCACCGTTTGAATTACGGTTTGTACGGTCACCATCACGGTCTGGATGACGGCCCGGATTGTCGGCCAGTTGGTTTGAACCCAGGCGACGGCGGTTTGAAGCGCCGGGATCATGACGGTCACGACAAAATCAGAAATGGCTTGCAGAGCAGGTTGAGCCTGTATCCACATGTCTATAATCGCAGTCTGAATTGTTGGCCAGTTGGTTTGTATCCATTCCACCGCCTGCATAAACGCCGGTATAAACGTGCCGACAATCCAGGCTGAGGCAGCATCGGCTACCTGTGTAATAATGGGTATGAGGGCGGGCAATACCTGACTCATTAGCGCAGTCAGGGCAGGCATGAGTTGGAGCGCAACGCCCTCGCCCGCGTCGGCGATTGTCTCTCTGAAAATTGCCCATTGCCCCGCCGCCGTGCCAGCCGCTGCTGCCGCCGCTCCGCCAGTAGTAGCGGCCAGAGCATCCATGAGCACGGTTTGCGCTTCGGTCACATCGCCAAGCTCAACCAGATTTTTGATTTGCTCTTCCTGCGCCTCGGTTAGTTGTATGCCCGCCGCTTTCAACCTCCCGATACTGCCAACGCCATCGGTTCCTAAGTCTTGTAAAACTTTGCCCAACAATTCGGCTGCTTTTACCGGATCGAGTTTTAGAACGGTAGCAAGGTCAGATGCTTGCTCAATAAAGCGCGGAAAAATATCATCGCCAATCTTGCTGAAGCGCAAGCCGACATTAGTCATGGCAAGCACTACATCATCGGAACCGCCAACCAGATTTTTGAATTGCTCGGCCAGCTCAAGTGCGCCATCAAACGTTATTGGGGCTGCATCACCAACGCGCAAAATGGATGCGGCTAATTCATCCATTCCGGTTTGCGCTTCTATCGCGCCCGCAAATGAATCCTTGGCGAAATCGGCTAGCGCGCCCGCAGCGGCTCCCAGCGCATCAATACCAATCTCGCCAATTTTCCGCAATGCTCCAATGACGACCTGCTCGCCGCTCGTGACAAAATTGATACCTACGTTAGCCATGTTGCTTTTTCTGTGCGCGGTTTATTTCGGTCTGGTAGTCACTCCAGCGCCAAAACCACTCCAGCCCGTCGGGATGATCCAGAATGTCCCAGGGCGGACATCCCCAGTCCTTCGCGGCAACCAGCAATGCGGCCCAGACTGGCAAGGCCGCATTGCTGCGGATGGCCCGCCTTAGCCGCCGCTGTTCAGAGGGGGGGACTGAATGTTCCTGAATTCTAAAAAGGCCTGGTTGAATTCTCGAACTGCAATGTCCAGTTCTTCGCCGTCCAAATTCAAAATCGTCTCGTGTGCATCTTCAGGCTTCACCGGGCTGCCCTTATAGGTCTTCAGGCTTCGCGCCATAACTCGAAACGTTGCAGCCAGATTACGGCCTTCAATTTCGATCAAATCGCGCGCTGTATAGGATTTCTTCGTTACCTCGAACTCGAACATGATTAATACCCAATCTACGGCAACGCCGAAACTTGATTGATGTTGCTGATTGAGAGCCAGTTTGCGAATGAGCCGGGATCGGGCGTGGCCGTAAAGTTAAACTTGGCAGTCAACACTCCGTCGCGGTCGTCAAAAAGCTCCGGCCCGTCACTCAATGTACCCGCAAAATCCAACCTAAAACTTCGGTTGGCTGTATCGTCGGCGGTGATGCGGATCAGGCGCTGATACAGGGCAGGCGTCGCAGCATAGATTGACGCCAGATATGCGCGCGATGTGGCATTCATCTCAAGATCAAGAGCAAGCGTAGATGAGTAGGTATTGCCCTCATAAGCGCCTGCAATGGGTGACCCGAAATAGTGCTTGAGCACGCGCGCTGCATTTATCGTCCAAGTAAACGAGTATGCCGTATTGCTGATCAACGTCGTGCCGACAGTGCCGCCGAAGGCATCCACATAGACCGCGACATGGTTGCCGTTAACAATAGTGACCGTTCGATCACTCAACGCTGCAAACGATGCGCCGCCGGTAAACTGCTGCACAATGTACTTGGCGGAAAATTTGAGCTTGGCGTTGTTTTCGCCGCTGACGGTTAATTCGTTGAGCACGCAACCTTCGGCCAGATAAATATCAGAGCCTGTGCCGTAGCGGATGGACTGAATGCGCGGCGTCTGAATCGTGCTGGTCGGGCCGGTATAGGTGCGTGTATAGGGATTTGAGCCGGTCGGCGTAGCTTGTGAGAGCACGCCGTCGAGATAATAGCCGCAGTCTTCGTAAGTCAGAAAGCCGTCAATTTGCAACTCGCCGCCCACCTTGTTCAGCACGGCCAACGTCGCCGGGGCAATTGAGCCGCGTAGGTCTTCGGCAAATTCGGTCTCGTAAAGCGGCGTGAATTTAACCGACTCTACGCCCATCATTTTTGCCGTTCCGGCAACTGCAGTGCCAAACGTAGATTCCGTTCCGAACTGTACCTGAGTCAATTCCATGACGGCCATTAGTCACTCTCCTCTGCAAGCACGTAGAGCCTGCTTTCCAGCGCCGCGCGTTGCGTATCTTCGGATAGCGCGGCCCACTCGCTCGCGGACAAGTCGCGCTGTGGAATTCCGGGGATGTACTCTAGTGCGGTCGCCACATAGCGAACGTAGACGGGGGCGCCGTTGTGTGAATCTTCAGGCTTTTTCTTTGCCATACTATGCTCCTGCGAAATACTCGTCTACCTGCACGCCGCACATGACGCCCCAATACGGCGTATTACCCTGCGGCGGCCACGAGTAGATGCCAGGCGCGGGCGGAATGAAGGCCGTTAGCACTGCCTGATCCGGCTCGCTCTGACCGGCATTGCGCCAGTCGCGAAGCATCATGTGATAGTTGTGGGCGTACTCGGCCAACGGTCTCTCGATATCGGTGCGGCCTACGTTTTGGGCAGTCGGCGTCCACAACATCAGATCAAGGATGCGATACGGGACGTGAGTCAGTTTGCCCATCGCAACAAACGTGGCGGCGTAGTCTTGCACGTCGCCAGTGTAGATCAGGCGACAGGGCAAACTTGCCGTCGGCACAACGCCATTCGGCAGCGTCTCGAACAGATAAGGCGTCGGCGTCCTGCCGGTGGCCGAAACGCCCTGCGCCGCTAGCGACTCCATGATACTGATCAGGCTCATAACAGCCTATCGCGGTACGCGCGCACGATGCTTCGCACGTCCGCGGGGATAACAGCGGGCAGCACGACCGTCCCATCACCGGCAAGCAAGGGCTGATCCGCACCGGCGGTGTCCTTTTGTCGGTACAGCCAATGCACCAGTCGGATCGTGGCATGAGTGATGTCCGCTGGCGCAGTCAGCGTATACCCCCAGCGCCCGGTAATGCTGATTGCATTTTCGGGCGCGGTCGTCCACGTCCATACGGTCGTAGATGTCGTCTTGAGTGTAACGCGATAAAACGGCGTCCGATTGCGCGCCACGCCGGTCACGTACTCGCTGGCCGCGACCGTTGCGCCGTCGCCGTTGACTAGTGTCGTAATGCTCAGACACGGATAGTCCAGCTTAAGCGTCCGCCCGCATACATCGCGCTCAGCATCAAACAGCCGCACCGTATCTGCCGTCGCCTCGAATACCATGCCTGCGCCGTCTGGCGACTCGATCCATGCCTGGGCGCGGGCGATAAGCGCCGAAAGTAGGGCATCGTCTACCGTGCCCATCGTCGTACCGCCCGCGCCCTGATAGTCGCGCACCTGCTGGAGAGTCGCGTAGGCCATTAGCTCGCCGCGTCGGTTGCCAGCGCGACAACCGTCACCGCGCCACTCGTATACGCGCTTATGCGCGCCCGCACCAGGCTAAATCCGGCCACCGTCGCCGTCCAGATACCGGCAGCGGTCGCAGTCGTCGCGCCGGTAGAAGAGTTTGACGGGAACATTTGTAGCGTCACATAGTCCGAACCGTTGATAGACGCCTCGAACGTCACCGTGGCTACAAATGCACCGCTGACTTGTAGCCCAACCCGAGAGCGTCCGGCAACGCTTAGGGCCGTGCCGTTTCCGGTCGCCGTCGCTGCATTGTGCAGCGTGACGATCTCCGCGCCCTGCATCACAGCACCACGTATTCGATCACGACCGATGCTGTACCGGTCTGAGTCGCGGCAACGCCGGTGTGCCGCACAGAGACGAGCGTATTGGCCGGGATGGTGTCGTAGAGCAACGTCGCGTTGGTGATCGAACCGACTGTCGCCGCGTTGGTGTAGGCGGTTGGCGCAACAATGTCCGCACCGCCTACGGTTGATCCAACACGGAAATTTCCGGCGGCTACTGTCTGCGCCGTCTCGCCGTAGATGCAGTACACGCGCACGATCTGCGCGCCGTTCGGCCCACTGTTAAATACAGGTTCGTCAATCGTTGTACCCGCGCCGTTGTCGAGATTGAAAAACGCCGTCCTGACTACTGCCGGGTATTGCTGATGGAGTGTCTTTGCCATGTTTCACCTTTGCGAGTGGGGCGGCCCGCGCCGCCCCACTCTCAGCCGTCACGTTAAACGCCGACGTTATAGGTGATCGCACTGGCTTCGACGTCTCGATAGATGAGACCTACGCGAGCCGTCACGATCAACTGTTGCGCGTCAGAGTCCGGGATGTCCTGCATTTTCATTGTCAGGCGGCGCTTGTAGCCAAGCAGCCATTGATCCCAGCGCACAGCGAGCAGCGCGCCCGTTGTGTTGTTGCTCTGCGTGGTCAGGTCAACAAAGCCGGATGTGTTTGCCTTGCGCGGATTCGTGGTCGAGCGCCAGTGCATGAAGTGCGATGTCCACACCTTAAAGCCCCAGATGCCGGAGAACATGCCGTTTTCAAGCGTGGCCGACGAAAACACATCGCGCGTCTTGACGCTTAAGATTTGCTGGACTTTCCAAAATACGTTAGCGTCAACGATGAAGTCGGTTTTGGTCCGGTCGGCATACAGACCGGCAGCGCCCATGAGTTGAGCCGTCGCGAGAAAATCGGTGTCCACCAGCGTCCCCGACGCCGACCGCCGGTTGGCGGTGTTGGTGATGAGGGGCAGCTTGCGAAAGCCGTCGAAGATCAGGAACAAGTCCTGCTTTGTTCCGGTCGAAGTTGGTGTGCCGCCGATATGGTTGATATTGGACGTTGCCGCCGTGACCGTATCGCCGTCAATAACGGCGTGCTCAAGACTCTCGGCAAAGGCCGCTTCGGTTTGTTTCCGCACCTGAGTGACCCAGGGGATGATCGAGTCCTCGGTCATCTCGCCGGTATAGATGATACGCGCGCCCATTTTGCCGAGCGTCATGTTCTTGTTTCCGGTTCCCACTTTGCTGTCACCAACAGTTGCGTCCGGACGCCCGGTAGTGGCGTTGGTGTCTGTCGCCTGACCGATGCGGTAAAACGTGGGGTCAGCGCCCTCAAGCGGGATCGGGAACGTATCGCCCGGGCCGCTGAACTCCATCTGCGGCAGTTTGGCAGCCACGAACGTAGCAGCGCGCACATTCTGCCAAAGCGCTGACGACCAAACGGTCGGCACAAACTCATCGCCAAACCCGGACTGAGTTGTGTAGTTCAGCTCGTTCGCCTTTGTGGCGTCGAGCGCGTCAGACGGCTCTAAACCCAATGCCTTCATGCTCTGACGGCCCGTCTCGTGGATTTCCTCTTTGCCTTCGGCTACTCTGATTGCCAGCGCTTTAGCTGCGCCGGGGCTGAGCTGCTTGTTGCTCGACCTCAGCATTTCGCCCATGAATGCAATATCACCCGCATCGAGCGAGCCATACTGCAAAACATCGGCGAAGCGAGCCTGATGCGGCGCTTGTCCGCCAAACGGCAATCGCCGCC